AAATTTAAAAAACCAATATAAAAATATGGCCAAAAAGATTATAGAGAAAGAGGATATTTTTTATGAGTAATTACGTTCTCTCAAAACAAGAAAAAGAAACTGGCATCGAACTGTTTAAAGAGTTAGATGGAGATTTAAATGAGGCTGCAAAAAGGCTGTTTGACGATCCTAACGAAAAAGGGAGTACGATCCGTGGGCGAGCGCTAAGGAGGTTTTGGGTAGAAAAAGGATTTGAATACCGCACGAAGGTCAAGAAGAAAAGTAGCAAGTATTTTCTACAAGACAGTGAAAAGGACTTTGTGCACCGTCACTATTGCGCAGAGATGACTAAACGGGAAGTCGCCCAACTCTTATGGACAGAACAAACAAACCATAGAGGTTTTTACGAAAGCGCAAAATTTATCGCATTGTCTGATTTTATTAATAAAGAATTTCCAAAAATAACTAACCTTCGGGACGAAATAGTGGGAGACCGCTACGTGTCACCCAAGATTATGACAACTGTGATCAAAAAGGTTAATAAGGTAGTTTTTAAGACATTTGACATAGAGAAGATAAACGTTTCTGACAGAAAATGCCTTGAAAGATTGCTGACCTATTTGTCCGCCCCTAGGTTCGTACAGGTTATAAACGCTTATTCCACCAAGCAAAACCGAGAGCTTTTAGAATCAGAATATATAAGATCTACGTGGGATAAGCCGGATTTAACCGCAGATGAATTGAATTTATATATCAATGTATGCATGGACTATATTAACCTAAAAGAGATTGAGCAGCAAAAACAAAAGCTTAATTTGATGTTTGATGATACTGAGGGGCAAAATGATTTAACTATGCGCTTAACAGAGATGCTAAAAACTAAATCCGAAGAATATAATCAATGTACAAATCGTATTGACAAAATGATCGCTAAGTTGAACGGTGAGCGAGCTAAAAGGGTCGCCAACCAGCATCAACGCAATGCTTCAGTATTAGCGTTAGTGCATCTTTTTCAAGAAGAGGAGGAGCGGCGCCTAATGATCAAAATGGCAGATATGCAAAAACAATCTGTCGAAGAAGAGGCAGATAAGATAGAGCAAATGAAGGACTGGAAAGCTCGAGTTTTAGGTATTAGTAGACAGGATATTGTGTAATGGAAAGAGTCTGTAAAAAAATATTTCGTTGCGCAGAGTGCAAGAAGGAGTTTGAAGGGAGGGGGTCGCTACATAAACACCTAAAACAGCACGGCTTATCTTTAGCAGAGTATTATACCCTTCATTATCCGCGCTCGAATAAACTTACCGGAGAGCCATTGCCGTTTAAAAAATTTGAAGAGTATTTTGAGAGGGATTTTTCAACAAAGCAACAACTTAAAAAATGGTGTGCTAATGCTCCTGCGCCAGAAGTAGGAGAATATATTTTAGGGTTGATTGAGAAAAGACAACTTAAAAAAGACAGGCGCTACGCCCCATTCCACTTGGAGGCTAAAAGTTGTTTTTTACCAGATATCGATACTTACAGAAAAATATTTGGTAGCTATAATGAAGCTGTAAAAAAGATTGGCCTGCGTCCCTTATACGGAGAGAGGCTACCTAAGAATTTTTTTACTTTTACGCTTCCTGAAGATCTAAGGATCGCTATCGATACGCGAGAGCAGTCCCCGCTTAGCTTTTCTTTTCGGACTGATGCTCATAAGTTAGATGTAGGGGACTATACTCTTTTTGGTGATCATTACTCTTATACTTATGTAGATCGCAAGTCAGGCTCTGATCTACATGCCACTTTAAGTAACCAAAACTATGAGCGTTTTCAAAGAGAGTTGCAGAGGGTTAAGGAGCTAGATTCTTATTTGTTTGTAGTTATCGAATCCACTCCGCAAAAAATGATTAAGGCAAGCCGGGCGTTTAAGCGCGCCGCGAATATTGATTTTATCTTGAAGAGGGTTAGAGATTTAAGTTATGAGTTTCAGGGGCACTGTCAGTTTTTATTTAGCGGGAGCCGGAAAACCTCAGAGGAAATCATCCCTAGGTTGCTTTACAGGGGTAAAGAAGTGTGGGATACGGATATGCAATATTTTTTAGATCATGAGTTGGATAGAAGGAACACAGAATAGGCCTCCGAGGAGATGTCGCTCAAACGAAGAGCTGAAAAAGATCGAAGGGTTCATAGAAGAAAGGGAAGCTAAGCTTGCTCTTTATGAGTTCTTAAGGAACAACATGACTTTTACGGCAGAACTTATGATGGGGATTAAGCTTTTTCCTTTTCAGCATATGGCCGTTAAGAGCATGTTTGAGACGGATTATTTTTTAGGAGTATGGTCTCGAGGAATGTCCAAGTCTTTCACAACGGGTGTTTTCGCTGCATTGGATGCTATCTTAAATCAAGGGGTAGAAATTGGTATACTCTCCAAATCTTTTAGGCAAGCAAAAATGATCTTTAAAAAAATTGAAGATATTTCTATGCATCCGGACGCAGGCTTATTTAGCCAGTGCATCACTAAGGTTTCTAAGAGTAACGACGAATGGTTGATGGAGATTGGTAGTAGCCGTATTAGAGCGCTGCCATTGGGGGACGGTGAAAAGCTGCGTGGTTTTAGGTTTCATCGTATTATCATTGATGAGTTTTTGTTAATGCCCGAAAGGATTTATAACGAAGTTATTGTTCCTTTTTTATCGGTTGTTACAAACCCTACCCAACGCGATGATCTATATAAACTAGAAACTAAGTTGATAGAAGAGGGTCAAATGAAAGAGAGGGAAAGACATATCTGGCCTAACAATAAACTGATAGCTCTATCATCAGCTTCTTATAAATTCGAATATCTTTATAAGTTATATCAACAATTTGAGCTGAGTATTACGAGAAAAGAACAAAAAGATAAGGCTTCTAGGTGCATTATGCATTTTTCTTATGACTGTGCGCCCACACAGCTTTATGATCAAAATCTACTCAATCAAGCTAAAACTACCATGAGTACCTCTCAGTTTGAGCGAGAGTTTGGGGCGGTGTTTACTGACGATAGTGCGGGCTATTTTAAGACCAGCAAAATGGCACTATGTACAGTTCCAGATGGAGAGTCTCCGTCTATTGAAATTAAAGGAGACCCGGACGCACAATATGTTTTAGCCTTTGATCCGTCATGGTCTCAAACGGAGAGTTCGGATGATTTTGCAATTCAAATTTTGAAATTAAACGAAGAGCAGCAGCGAGCAACGCTGGTGCACAGTTACGCTTTGGCCGGGACTTCTTTGAAGCACCATATTCGATATTTTCTTTATTGCTTACAAAATTTTAATATTATTGCTGTATGCGGGGATTACAATGGAGGGGTACAATTTTTGCAAGCATGCAACGAAAGCGAAACGTTTAAACAAAAAAAGATAAAGTTAAAACAGATCGAAGTTCCTTTTGATAGGCCAGAGGAGTATCAGGCCAATTTAACTGCTTTTAAAAATGAATATAATAAAGATGACTACAAGCATGTGATATTACGAAAACCTACAAGCGGTTGGATACGTCAGGCCAATGAGTTATTGCAGGCTAATTTTGATCATCGTCGCATTATGTTTGCTAGTCAGGCTATTGATGAACAGTACGTATCCCAAAAAAACAAAAGCATCCCAATTGAAGATATTATGTTTTTACGTAGCAAGGATATAGAGAAGCAAAGTTCAGGAGCAAAACAGATTGATTTCATCGAGCACCAAGCAGATATGATGAATCTAACTAAAAACGAATGTGCTTTAATACAAATAACTAGTACAGCTCAAGGTACTCAAACTTTTGACTTGCCTTCCAATCTTCGACGGCAGACTGGGCCTGATAAAGCAAGGAAAGACTCTTATTCTGCTTTAGTACTTGCGAATTGGATGACAAAAGTTTATTTTGACTCGAAAAAACAACCTAAATCCAATATAATAGAAACATTCGAACCGATATTTGTAAACTAACTTTATGACTTTTCAAAGTAACTTTTAATCAAATCAGTGTAAAATCTAACATGGCCAGCAGAAAATATACAAAACGCTCAGACTATTGGAAAAAGTTTGAGAAAAACTTTCAGTACCCTAACAATCCGTATGAAAGCTTGGCGGGGCAATCCGATACTTTTGAACCAAAACTTGTAGGTGATTCTTTCTACGACTATACCTCGGAAGCTTATAGTCGAGGAGGGGGCACCGGAGGAACTACGGATAGTAGGCGTAACAGCATAGCGGTTCAGCCTAAATTATATGCTTACAACAATATTCGTGCAGGTTTGCTTCCCTTTCAGTATGCTTTAGATGGTGTCAATGTTCGCGAGGCTATCGAACTATGCCAAAAAGCTTACTGTAACGTAGCAATTTTTCGCAATTCTATTGATATGATGGCAGACTTTGCTAACTCTACTCTTTACCTAGAGGGAGGGACAGAAAAGTCCAGACGCTTTATTAATTCATGGTTTAAAAGGATTGGTATTTGGGGATTAAAGGATCAATTTTTTAGAGAGTATTATAGGAGTGGTAATATTTTTCTTTTTACTGTAGACGGAAAGTTTAAAGCAGATGAATTTGCTAAGATTAGAAATCTTGGCTTAGTGGCGCAGACAAATAAAATTCCTATTAAGTATATTTTGCTTAATCCTTTTGACGTGGTTGCTCAGCGTACCACTTCTTTTGATGTTAGATTTTTCTCAAAACTCTTAAGCGAGTATGAGATCGAAAGGCTAAAGAACCCTACTAACGAAGCTGATAGAGACTTATTTAATGCGTTGCCTGATAATGTCAAAAAAAGGATTCGCAGTAATTCATGGACTCCAAGCGGGATGACCGTTCAGTTAGATCCAAGCAAGTTGAGGTACGCTTTTTATAAAAAGCAAGATTACGAGCCGTTTGCTGTTCCGTTTGGATTTGCCGTGCTTGACGATATTAACTTCAAAATGGAGATGAAGAAGATTGATCAAGCGATTTGTCGAACTGTTGAAAATGTAGTCCTAATGATCACGATGGGTGCAACCCCTGATAAAGGCGGTATTAATCCGCGCAATATGACAGCCATGCAAAATCTTTTTACGAACCAGAGT